TCAGCGTCCCAGTCTAGTACACCGTAATCGGTAATGGTAGGTTCGACCAACAATAGGTCGTCAAGGGTTGCGTATGACATAGAGTCCTTCTCCGTAGATTGTAAAAGCCGAGTCCTTCTCTGCTATGATAGTATTTACCTAAGTGAGTAATTTACACAGGAGATATAGCCAAAAAGAAAGGCCTGCTTGTGGCAGACCCTTCCCGGAGTAGTTAAATGTCAGTAAAACTACTTTCTAACTAGCACTATATTATAGTGTTGCGTCGTATGTCAATGATACTGCTAACTCTGGGCGGATGATACCAGCACCAGCAACAACAGTTTCAACAACGTCTGTTGAACGCTTAGCCGCATTGCGTTGAGTTTCCATAGCAACACCACCACGTTGAGCAATACCAAATGCGCCTGGAGCGAATACGCAACCAACTGCGTCGCCAGAACCATCAGCAGTAATCAATGCTGACTCAAGGATAGTAACACCAGCAACAGAACCAACGAAATATTGATCCAATACACGGTTACCAGCATTTGTGTTTGCTGTGTAAGCAGTAGTAGCAGTCAAAGCAGCCTTCAATGCGTAAGCCTGTAATGGGCTAACAACAGCGAACAACTGACCTGTGTACTTTTGAGCACGGATAGTAGCAGCCGCTTTCATGATAGCAGTTACATCTAACTCAGTACCAGCACTACCTAATGCTTGAGTGATTGCCACATTGCTGAACAATGCGATAAGTTCTTTGTCTAGGCCTTCTGCTAGAGCCATACCCATTTGGTCAGCCAAACTAGCGATAACGTTTTCTTGTGCTGAATCACGCAAGAAGTCAGTTACTTCAGCAAATGCTACGTGCTCAGCAAGAGCGATAGTTTTGCTAGTTGTGTTTGTGTCAACTGAACTTGGAGCAACGCCTTCACCTGGCTTGCTTGATGTGATACCAGCCCATACTGGAACTGATACAGTCTTGCCTGCGCCGACTGGGTAGTCGTATACAGTTGCTACCGCACGAGCGATAGAGTTTTCATACAATGCGTATTGTGATTGTACTAATAGGTTCTGAAATAATTCAGAGTTGATTGATGTTGTATTTCCGGCCATGATTAAAATCTCCTTTAGATGTCAGGCTTTTATTTGCGGGCTTTTGATTCCGCATATAATTTTCTATGTTCTGGATTTTTGAAGTCCAGAGCGGTAACGTCGATTTTAGTTGCGTTCACAGCATTCACAGAACTCTTTGAGTTAGTAGTAGCAGGACTAGCAGAGACAAAGTGCGGATTCTTTTGTAAGAACTCCTGTACTAAATCAGTTACAGTCATAGCGGTACCGTTATCACTGTAACGTACTTGGCCATTTGTATCTACCACTTCTACTTCACCATCCGCAAGTCTAATTTGGTTCTTCAATAAAGCCTTGACTTGTTCTGGTGCTACTGCCTTAAACTGACTTGCCGCTGAGATCAAGGGCATTTCAATTTTGAATTCTTGTATCATACTATCACGCTTGCTAATTTCAGCGTCTTTCTTTGCGGCTAAATCTTTCAAGATTGATTCGAATTCACCTTTCTTCATTGATTCTTCAACACGCTTGCTTTCCGCTTGTTGCTTCAATGCTTTAAGTTCTTCAATATCACCAAGTTCAGCAAAAGTCTTTTCGTACTTTTTAGCAATGCTAGCCTTAAGGCCTGCCATATGCTTGTCGAACTCTGCTTGAGTATAAGTTTTTTCCGCTTGCGCCTGACTTTCTGTATCTACTGTAGCGTCAGTTGCTACTTCTGTTGCCAATGTATTTTCGGACATCGTGACCTTCCCTCCTTAGGAGTGTTAAAGTTATTTATACACCGTTTACGAAAACAGCGTATTAACTGTTATTTAATGCCATATATGGTAGGAACCACATGAATAAGGCTAAACCTACCCATGTGTCTATAATGAATTCAATCATCTACGGCGTTTGGGTAATAGCCCCATGGCAATTCGCATACCATTGTTGAAACTGCGGCTTGGAGTAAATTGGATACCTCCACGCTTGGCATAGTTGTATCCAGCACGGTGCCCGCGGCATGTGCCTTTACACGGACTACCTTTGAATAATGCTCGTGATGCCATAATTATTTCTTCTTCTTGTTGCGGTTCTTCTTAGTACGTGAACCTCTTGATGGATATGCTCGCATAGTATTAGTCCTTGTGAATGTAACCTTCTGCTGCCATAGCCATGTGTTCTTGTTCACTGCTGGCTATAAACTCTTCGCCTGTTGCTGGATCAACCATTACGTGTGCCTTAAAAGCAGGTTGGTCTGGCAGTGCTTCTAGATTGTACTCACCTTCTGGTAAAATCAGGGCCGCATCTTCACCTAGTAGTTCTACAATCTCGTGGTCGATTAATTGTAGTACACGTGGATCAGTAGCAGTTTCTTTGGCCATCTTAAGTTTCTGGAACTCTTGTGTGTCATCTTGTATGTTGAAACTGCCTGGGTATTCAATCTCGCCATCCCATGACATACCTTGGTAGATAGCATAGAACTGCCACATTTGTTCTTCAGCAAGTTCAAGCCCGTCAGCCATCTCACTCAATTTACTGTTAAGCAATTCAAACTCTGTACGCATAGCAACGCCACTTAGTGTGCGGCTAGTCGTAGCACGAACAGCGCCTGTGTTGGCCATTTTATCAATCGAATCCACACGTGCCGCAATACTAGCATAGATGTGGCTTAGTCCATTGCCTGCTGGTTCTAATAAGAATGGCTTTAGTCCAGGATCCATATTCTCTGGCATATTGATAATTGCGCCAGCGCCAGCACCTGCTTCACACTCAGCAACTTTGACAAGTGTTGGATGGTTTTGTAAACGGATTAACTGTTCGATTTCACTGTATTCATTATAGATACTGCGTTGTTGGTCAGCAATGTCGCCAATAGCACTGATACCAATGCCGCGTACAGGACTACGGCTAGCATAGACTTGAACAGCAGGGATAACTCCAATACCGTTTACTTCTGTAATAATCTCTTCGACTGCTTTCTTATCGTGGTTGACTACAGTTGTTGTAATTGTGTCTTTGGTCCATTCTTTGTATGTGGCTAACTTCTCGCTGGATTCTTCCACGTACTTGAGGTAGACTAATTCATAAGCGCCTGTAGCACTACGTTGCCACTGCCAGTCGATTACGGTTAATGGAGTTACTAGGTTAACATAAGGACGAACGCCTGAAGCAATTTCGTCAGCCATGGTAACTGCGCCCACGCTAGGCTTAGTAACAATGATCCAGCAGTGTCCAAACACATTGGCCCATACTGCGGCTTCTTTCATAAAGTTATCTAGACTGCGTCCTTCTAAGTCTGCGTCTTCCATAAAGTCTTCAACGCATGGGCACATTTCAACAGTACCTAAATCACGGTCGGGTTGTTCACGGAATAAGAAACTTGTGTACACGCTAATGACTGATTTACAGTGATTGTCTAATGGAGTACTACGTAAACGCTCTTGGTACTCACGTTCTGTTTCTAATTGGTAACGTACCAAATGTCCTGCTTGACGGTACTCTTCACCGCCCATGTAGGACTCCAAGTAAAACTGCCAACGGTCATGGTAACTGTTGTGTAAGTTGTTACCACTAATAACTTGTAAGTATTGTTGTAACAGCGTTGCTGGGTTGGTTGTATTCATTTGGCTTTATGCTCCGATATTGTGTGTCCAGCGGCTTGGCTGTACTATATTACTTGGATTCCTGCGTACTGGGAACATCCAGTCTACAGCGTATGATAAGGCGTCGTTCATGTGGTCGAATTCTCCCTTATCAGGCACGGCATTAGAGCCTTCTTTGTAGACTTGTCGTTCCAAGCATTGTATTGTATATTTACACTTAGGGTTAACGAACAGGTGTCGAACACCATCCGCAGAGCATAAACGGCTATTAGTTGCGTTTATTCTATCTCGGACTGGTGTGTGTGCTCTTGGACTCTTAACAACGAATCCTGCGTTGGCAAGGATGGTGTGGTCTGTTTTACCTGCGCTTTTAGTAGAGCGGGCAGAACCCGCTGGATCTGGGTAACAGAAGACTTTTGAATCTGGGTATCTGCTTTTAATCTCATCGCAGAGTTCATCAGTATTGCTGGAATAGAGTGTAATTTCGTCGATGACATGTAGGGTATCCTTATTACGAACCATAATGCTGGCACAGAGTGGACTCACGTTAAAGTCAACTCCAATGTGTAACATACTTAAATCTGGCTTGTCTAGTTCACGTACATTCTGTACGCGGTCAAAACTATAATAAATTCTTCCCGCAGCCTCTTCCCAGGTCGCAAGGTACTCTTGCCTGAAAAGCCTTTCATCCATGTCTTTCTTGGCTGCTTCTATTTCTTCTGGCAGTACATTACCGCCATCAATTGTTGTAAATGTAAATGACTCCCACGCCTCAGGGTTGTTAACGGCATTTTGATATATCTCATATGCCCAACTACTGCGTCCACCTTTAGGAGTACCAATAAAGAATGCGTGTCCTTGTTTGTCACTGAGTGTAGGACGGACTGCTGTCCATACATCTGGGTCCATGTCAGCAAACTCATCAAATACACAAAAGTTCACAGAAAATCCACGCATACGGTCATAAGCATCTGCTGACTTAATAGCAATCTCACTGCCGTTGACTAATGTAATTGTTAATTCGCTTTCATTAGTCTTGGCAACCCAGCGTAGGCGTTCAAGGCGTTCTTTTAATTGTTCCCACACAATACCCTTACCTTGGCTTCGGGTAGGGGCAATATACCAACAGAGTTGATCGGGTTTACGGGCAAAGCGGGCAAGTTCACGTATGGCAAGAAATGTTTTTCCAAATCGCCGTCGACGGCCACAAATGGCCGTCCTGAATCTCCTTTCGCTTTGCGCTATTGTGCCTTGTGCTTTACTTAATGGCATTTGTGAATACTTGATGCCAGTCTATTAGTGTGGCAATGAATGTTAGAATAGGGCCTAGTACTGCGGCTAGCAGTAAGGCGTTATCGTGAATCTTTTTGATACCGTTGATATCTTTACTTAATTGTTCATGTTGGGCACAGGATGCTGTGTACATCTTGTTAAGTTCAACCTTAACTTCTTGTGCGTTTTCGCGGATTTCTACTTTGAGATCATCTATCTTTTCTTCAATGTTCTCTACTTTAGTTTCCAGGATACCAATACGTTCAATGTCTGGCTTGGTCATTAATCATCCGTCCAAGGTAAAGGCATTGAATTGTCTGTGTTGACGGGTGTTTCTTGCTGTGACAGCACGTTCTTGCCAAGCCATATAAGCATAGTAGCGTTACCGCTTAATGCTAGGCTAATCTGTGCTTGGCGTAGGCTACAATTCAAACTTAATCGGCCTTTTAGTAATTCTTGCTTAAAATTATAATTCAAGGTACTGTCGTCAATGCCAAACCACTCTGCGATTTCGCTGTTCTTCATACCTAGGCTGGCTAGTTTGTAGACTTCTTTTGGATCAATAACCTTTTTATTATCGCCACGGCCCACTTCAATACCTTCGTACTCAGCCTTGACTAACTTCTTAGGCTTAGGTCCTGTCTTGGAGGCGGCTTTGTTTGCTGGAGTTGTACTCATAATGTATTTAACTCAGCCGTAAAAAAACCCACCGGATTAAGGGTGGGTTAGTGGTTATCTTACTATTTGCTCTTGGGCTTTGCGTTTTTAAGCCTTTGTTTCCAGGTTGCTTTAGTCTGTGCTAATTTAGATTTTTGTATTCGAGGTTTACTTTCTAACTCAAGCATACCAATTGGTATATTCTTTTCCACTGGCCAATAACGTGCTACGGCAAACTCAATATAATATTCCTTAGGATATCGTGCGGCCATTTTAAGCCACCATCCTTCAACATTATTAAGTTTAGAACTAGGGTCTTTATGCTTACGGCATAATTCATGGGCATGTCGATTAGTGGCACATGGCCCAAATGGTGTATGGAAAATGCGTTCATAGGTAGCAGTACCCGGGCCAGTTTCGGTAAGGTAAAACAGGTGCGGTAAAGATTTTAGAAAACTTCGCCCGCCAGGTTTTTTATATTTCTTCATCCACTGTGCTAATGCTGGGAATACTCCGTTGGGAGTTTGTACTTCTTGGGAATAAGATAATACACCCTGAGCATGTGCTTCTTTCCAATAATCTGTATCTTTTAGTAAACGATTGGCTTTGGTGCGATTGGCGTGGTGTTGGGGATTTTGTGCGCTTATGCGATTGGCTTTAGTGAGTTTTTCTCGTAAAGTCTCGTCACTATTTTTTACAGGTTTATCCATGGCTTCTAAGCGTTGTTTGCTCATATGCTTTAAGTACTTAGGTTTACTTTGGTTAATAGTAACTGCTGTACTTAGATTGGCACGCCAGTTTGGATCCAATGCCCTTTCTTGTGCGGCTGTAATATGAGCATCACTACCTCTAAATTCTTTACGTAGTGTTTGCCCAGTTTGGATTACTTGTTCACGTAGTTTTTTGAAATCAAAGTTTGACATAAGTTGAAATCCAGTGGTTTTCGTGGTTAGGAGCGTAGTCAGCATAATCTTCTGCTAATTTCTCAGCGGTACGCACAGACTTTTCTTTAAGTTTGGGCCAGTTGTTCCATAAAAATTTCAAGATTTCTTCTTGGGCTTTAACATCTTTCTTTCCAAAGATACCATCTAATACGTTGTCGTTAATAACAACATCAGCAATCCAACCCCAGTGGTCTTGCCATTCCATTACTAAGTCTTTTGTTTTACAGCGGTCACGTAATGCGTGTTGTCCTACAATTTGATTGTAAGACTTCTTACCTTCTGCTTCTGTTACTTGGTCAGCATCTGGAAGGAAGATATTGCTAGTAAAAATGAACACTAGATTAGCACAGTTAATGTTCAATCCAAGGCCGTTAGTGCTTTTGAAACTTTCGATGATTTCAGCCAATTGTTCTTCACCATTGTTACGCAGTTTGGAGATATTGTTACTTACGTCTACGTTATAGGCCAATGTCTTATGACCTTCTAACATATTCTTTAATACGTTACAGTTAGTTTCGTTTGAGAAGATTTTGTCGCAGTCATCTACCCAAATTACTGCGGATTGATTAACGGGCAGGTGATAAACAATCTGTGCCAGTTGGACTGTAAAGTTCCAAAGACTTGGGTGGCCGCTGATTGGCAAATAGTCTACTTGGTTTAAGTTTAGCAAGTGCTGGGTTGTGTGGCTTTTACCTAAGCCCGGTTTTGAACTAATAAAAGTATGTGGGCGTCTTTGACTCGGTTTGGCTGTTACTGCTTTATTAACTGTATCAACAAATGTCTTGCGCCACATTTGCCCAGCAGTAATGTGTTTATTTTGGATAAAATCAAATGCCATGTTAAAACCCTCTGTGTGTTAGTATGTAATGATTATACTAGAACGTAGAGGGTTTGTCAGCCTTTTTGGTTAGCCTTTTTGGTTAGGCTGAACGTGCCTCGCATTTGATTCGAAAACTACGGCGGTCCACATTTGATTCACTGGTTGTAATAGTGGCTGTAACAGTATAGACTTTGCCTGCTTGTCCACCGCTGAGTGTAACGCTGGTAGTACCATCGATTGGGTCAAATGCTTCACTAACTTTGACTAAAGGTTGTGGATCATTAGCACGAACTTGTAGTGCGTATGTGCTGGCTGTAAGTACTTCACCTACTGCTAACCACTGGCTCCAATCTAGCACGTAAGTTAATGTAGATGCTGGGTCTTTGGCAATCCAACTACCAATAGTGTCTGCTTGATATCCTGTTTTAGTAATCATAATCTTTCCTTAAATTTTTAATGCGTTGATTCGTCTTGTTTCGCCATCAACTTGTAAGAGTCTTGTTTCTGGATGAACTACTAACCAGCGTGTTTCACCGTTGACTAATAGGCTATCAATTTGTTTAGCCTTAACATTACCTAGAGACAATACACTAGTAAATGCTGTTAAGTTAGCACGGCCAGTAACTGAATAATTGCCCTGTGCTGTTAATTGACTTGCTGTTCTGCTGTCAATTGTGTTGTTGACAACATAGTTACCTTGTACAGTCATTGTGCTGGACATAACAAGGTTATAATCAGCAATGTTAGCACGTAGTTGTGTTTCGGCTAGCAAGGCTGCTTGTGCTTCGATTGCGGCTGTTGCTTGTGCTTGAACAAATGTCTCGGCCAACATGCTTGATTGTGCTCTTGCTAGTCGAGATGCTTGAACAGTTAACTGACTTGAAGACTGTAACTGTGCTTGTCCTTTAGTTGTTCTATTGATATTGGCATCTATGATACTGTCAGTAGTTAAGTTGGCTTGTAGGCTACTGTTAACTTGTGCTGTTACAGTCATAGTTGTGCTAGTGTCCATTTGAACGTTAACACCACTTCGTCTTAAGTCAGCATAGATAGTGAAATTACTAGCCATAGTGCTAGCATTGTTACGGATTCTAACATCAGCGGCTACTAATTGGCTTGTGACTGTTTGGATACTTTCTGCTTGTTGTAACTTACCACCGTTTACTACTGCTTGTGTAGTTGAATACAATCTAGCAAAGTAATCGCTGTTATTTCTTACATTGGCTCTGAGAGTTGATACAGCACGTAGTTGAGGGCTAGTTGTACGCAATCTCTTGGTTGTGCTTACTAATTGTGTGCTACTAGCCAAACCTGTACGAGCAACATAGTTAGGGCCAGCATATCCAAAGTCATTATAGAACGCAGGAGTAATTTCTCCTAGTGCGCCTAAACGTCCGTTGATACCTAGGTCAACATAACCGTTGCGCCACAAGTTACCTATAGCCAGTTGTTCACTTTCAAAGTAACCAAACCATAATTGACCCATTAGGCCTAGTGCGTAGTCTGGGGTTAAGTACTGGCCGTAACTGCGATAATAAGTTCCGTTACTGTCAGTAATAGCAACTCTAGTACCTGGGCCGCTGGCAATGCTACCAACACCAAATGGTATATTGAACCAAGCATTTAGGTTAGGCTTGTTATTAATTACTTGACTGCTGACAAATTGTCCGTCTTGGTAAAGTTTAACACGGATTTGATCGCCAAAGCCGCTGCCTCCGCGCTCTATGTAAAACAAGTAGTGATGAGTTAAATCATCTTTAACTATTTGTGGCCAAGACAAGTTAAACGTTTGGTTTGCTCCACCAATACCGCCTTCGTAGTAACCAGACCAAGTGATAGATCCGTCTTCGGTAAATCTTAGACTATTAGTATCAACTTCACCGTTTACGTACCAATTACCCAAGTAATCTCGTGTCCAGTTGTAAGTTGTACTGGTAAAAATATTACCCGCATTGTTATCAAACTGACTAGCGTAGAAACTTAGTGTAGCACCATTAGTGAATACGGCGTAGCCATTAGTTGTTAAAGTAGACATTACGCAACCTCCGGAGCATAGAACTCAGTACTAAAAGGTTGTTTAGGCTGTGTTGGTTCAAAGATAGTATATCCTACATAACTTACAATCTTACCACCGTTGGTAAGCATTGCGGATTGACTTATTAAGTCAGCACGAATTAATGTTGATACTGACGGACTAACAGTTAACTGACTGTCAAAGGCTAGTAAACTTATGCCTTCAGCAATGTAGTTAAAGTAACCGTCTTCTAAGTAGCCCGACTCGAAGTAAGTAATGTCCATATGCTTCCTTAGATAAACTTCATTCTAAATGATTGTAGTGCGTTAGTACCACCATCAGTCATTTGAATATTCATTTGACCCGGTGATCCACTATTAGTAATCAATGCTTTTACATACATTTGGCTAGTGCTTACAATACTGTACTCAGTTGGGCTACCGCCAGTCCATGATCTTGCTGATATTGTTCCTGTCGAACTATATGCCGCAAAACCAATTGTCGGGCCGTTGTCAGTAACTAATGCTTGGAACCCTGGAGTCGCAGTTGTTGCTTGCGAGTTAAGACTATTATTAGTTATTGTTACGCTGTTGAAAGGTGTATTAGGTCTATAGACAAGCATAATTTTTCTAGTTACACCAGCCATACCTTGGATTATAGCGCCTAAGTCACTAGGTGTTAATACTTTGTAACTGATGTTTTGTCTGATGCCAGCAGTTGTGGCGCCGCCGACAAATGTCCAACCTGTTGGTATTGTGTTTGTTGTTGTAGTGCTGGTATCAAATAAGAACGCAATGTCGCCTGCGGCCACATTATAATAATTCGGGGCAGTATCGCCACCGGTTGGAATTTGAAAGTTTGCGCTGGCACTACTTGCTTGTGTTTTACTTGTAATTAGTTCGATGGATGTAACTGCTGTAATTGGATAACGAATAATAACAGCACCAGAGGTACCTTCATTACCGACAATTGACGATCCAGTATATGTTCCAGATGCTCCGCTACCATAACTACCAATACCCAGTGGTTGTGTACTCGGTCCGGTTGATCCACCACCGTTGCCGCCTGCTCCGACATATAATGTGGATCCATACCAAGATGTAATATCAGTGCCATTAGCGCCACGACCTCTTGTTCTTGGACCAGCACTAGATCCAGCGCCGCCTGCGGCCGCATTGCTACCGCCGCCGCCACCTGCCATATTTCCGCTACCGTCGTCTGCGGCATTACCACCAGCAAATGAGCCAGTACCACCTGCTCGTGCTATTCCAGTTGCTCCACATCCACCGCCACCACCTGCGGCGCCACCTGCGGCTCCTGCTACTGGGTTATTTTGACTTCCGCCGCCTCCACCGCCACCTACGCTGGTATAACCAAACGCACTTGAACTGGCTCCAGTACCACCAACAGTATAAGTTGTTTGTCCGCCAATACCAACTGTGACAGCGTATGTTTGCGCGGTAACTGCTTGGTTTGTAATTAATCTGTATTGTCCACCACCACCGCCACCTGTTGCGGCTGTTGTTGTTTGGTTACCACCCGATGCTCCGCCGCCACCTACAACAACTGCTTCTACAGTCGGAGTTCCAGTGACTGCTGATACTACAAAAGAGTAATTTCCGTTAACACCAAACTCATGGCGTTTGTAAGTTGTTGCGCCGATAGTAACAAATGATTCAGTACCGCCAGTAGCAGTAATGCTCGATGGGCTACTAGTAGCCATTGCGGCACTTAAAGTATTAAGTCTAAAACTTCCGATAGGCATTATGCGTATCCTTTACCTAAACTGGCATAGTAAGTTGTGCCGTCATAAAACACCGTAAGAATATCAATACATCCTGCTGTGGCAGTTAATGTCTTAATACCGCCAGCAAACTTCATTGTTGAAGTTATTGAGGTATAAGCAGTTCCACCAGTGATAATCAATGTTAAACTTTGTCCAGCAATCGGGCTAGTAAATGCGTTAATGGTTAATGCTGAATTCAATGTAATTTTTTGAACATTACCGTTTGTCACATTGGGCGCGATAGTTCCACCAGTGGTGCCTAGGTTGTGAATGTATTCATTGTATTCAATATTTTTAATAACTGTCTGGCCAGTGCCATTGGGTGTTAATGTAATATTAGCATTAGCACCTTGTGTAACTGTGATGTTACCACTAGCAGTTGCTCCATTGGCAGTATTTAATACAAGGTCTCCGGCACCACTGGTAGTAATAGTTGTTGTAGCGTTGTCGTCGCCCATAACAACTGTATCGGATCTTAACCATACATCGCCTGTACCATTAGGTTCAAGTTCAATATTACCGTTAACGCCGGAATATAGAATTATAGAACCACTGTTAGTTCCGCTATTAGAATCTAATCGTAAATTACCACCTGAAGTAGTAATTCTAGCCTGTGATGTTAATTCACCAAATTGAACTGAGTGAGTGCTTAGTATAACAGTGCCAGTTCCGTCTGGGGTAATAGAAATGTTACCGTTGGTAGTGCTGGTTGTAATAATATTTGCTTGGACATCCAAGTTGCCACCAAGTTGTGGAGTTGTATCTTCTACAATATGGGCTAAGCCACTGCCGCCCGATCCATTTGCTGCCGCTGTAATACGACCTTGTGCGTCAACAGTAATATCAGCGGCTGTGTATGAGCCAGGTGTTACTGCTGTATCATCTAAATCGATGATTAAGGAATCGTTTACAACTTTACTAGTTGTAGCAACGCCTCCTGAAATTTGGAATGACTCATTCAGGCTATTGGTAATAGAGCCAGTGTCGCCTGTTACAGTAATCACTGCGTCATTAATATTATTAAAGTTAGCATCCATCTCTGCGGCTGTCAGAGGTGCTCCTTTACTTGCTCTTGTTACAATAACTGGTTTTGTCATATTAGTCTCTTAAAATTAAAACAATACTTGCCCCACACGGGGCAAGTATCTACTCACTTACTTATTGGTACAAAGGCATCCAATAATTAGCACCGTTGATGGTAATCTTAGTCCATGCCGCTGGCGTGTCTAATACACCTTCAAAGTAGCCAGTATCATAAACACCTGGAGTGTCGCCAGCAACTGTTAATGTTGCTTGACGGGCTTCCCATGTTACTTGACCTGTACTGCTTACACTTAGTGAACTACCGTTTGAACCTTTGCTCAAACCAACCCACTTGCTAGTCATGCTATCATAGATAAGCATGTCATCGTCGCTTGGTGTTGTTACTTGAACATCACTTAGGCTAGACAAGTTTGTACTTGTACTAATAGTTGTCCAACTTAATGCGCCAGCAGTACCATAAGTTAGTACTTGACCCATTGTTGGAGTTGAACTACCGCCACCTGCTCCGCCAGCATTAAGAGTAACACCAGTTGTAACACCTGTGTCAGTCCACGCAATTGCCGCAGTAGCAGGACTATCACTAATAGTAATCTTGTTATAAGCCATGTCTACTGTTTTTACATAGTAGTTCTGACCCATTGCGATTGTACCAGTGTTAGGACTGAATGAACTTGTAAATGTTATAGTATCACCCATGTACAAACCAGTTGTCATTGTTAATGATAATGTACCATCACTGTTCCAAGAACTTACACTTGAACTGAATCCACTTGATCCGCCGCCTGAACTAGTTGTTGGCCACTCAAGTCCAGCAAGTTTGATTTTACCAGTTCCGTTAGGAGCCAATTCAATGTTACCATTGCTTGAACTTACAATTTGGAAACCGTTAACATCAATGTTTTGGTCTAGAACGCCGCTGAATGTACCAGTAGCACCTGTAGCACCAGTTTCTCCCTGAATGCCTTGCTCTCCCTGAACACCTTGAATACCTTGTGGGCCTTGTGGACCAGTTGCTCCAGTAGCGCCTTGAGGGCCAGTATCACCTTGTGGTCCTGTAGGTCCAGTGGCACCAGTAGCACCAGTTGCTCCATCATTACCAGCAATACCTTGTGGTCCTTGTGGTCCAGTTTCTCCTTGGATACCTTGGATACCTTGGGATCCAGTAGCACCAGTTGCTCCAGTTTCACCTTGGATGCCTTGAATGCCCTGTGGGCCCTGCGGACCTGTTGCTCCAGTTTCGCCTTGAATACCCTGAATGCCCTGGTCACCTTGAGGACCAGTTGCGCCTGTAGAACCTGTAGGTCCTTGTGGGCCAACAATCTGTCCAACATCTAAGAAAGCACTGCCAGTCCATGTGTACAAGTTACCGTCAGCAGTAACAATGTATGAATCACCAATAGTGTTACCTGTTGCTGGTAATGCGCCAACAGTAGCAACTTCGCCAACAATCTTAACGCTTGCGCCTGGGTTACCTTGTTCACCTTGAGGTCCTGTAGCACCTGTAGCACCTGTAGCACCAGTCTCGCCTTGGATGCCCTGAATGCCTTGTGGTCCTTGTGGTCCAGTGTCGCCAGTTAATCCCTGAATGCCTTGTGGTCCTTGTGGTCCTGTAGCACCAGTTGCTCCGTCAGCACCGTCAGCACCTGCTGGGCCAGTGTCGCCTTGAATTCCTTGTGGTCCTTGTGGTCCTGTAGCACCAGTTGCGCCAGTTGCGCCAGTAGCACCGTCAAGTCCTGCTGGGCCTTGAGGTCCTGTATCGCCTTGTGGGCCAGTTGGTCCTGTAGGGCCTGTTTCACCCTGGATACCTTGAATACCTTGAATACCCTGTGCGCCGGTTGCGCCTGTTTCGCCCTGAATGCCTTGTGGTCCTTGAGCACCTGTAGCGCCGTCAAGTCCTGGCTCGCCTTGGATACCTTGTGGTCCTTGAGGACCAGTTTCGCCTTGTGGGCCAGTGGCCGCATATGGTGCGTTAATTGTAATTGCTTTGGTTGTGTTGTTTGCGGTAATGGTTACGTTATCGCCTGGTACAATGTTAAGTGTACCGTTCAAGTCTGAATTAACAGTACCTGAACCTTCTACTGCGAAACTAACAGTAGCGTCGCGTAGGTTTGTAAAGTTTAAGTCGCCTTCTTGATGGGTAAGCGGCGTTCCTTTACCTTGTCTTGTAATAATACTTGGTTTTGCCATGATATCGCTCCTAGTTTGGATTATGACGTTTAATTAGGGCAACTTGCCCTAATTGATTATGCTAAACTGATTGTTAAGTTGGCTGCGGCAACACTAAATTGGTCACCAGAATCAATTGCTTTAGCAGTCGTCACAGCACCCCAGAATAGAACGTTACCGGCTCCACGTGTACCACCATCACAAATAGCCACATGAGTAATAGTACCCCACGATGCTGTTGCTGTGTCAAATGTTACAGTTGTTGAACTAGATGCTGTTCCACCTACGGCAGAGTCAAAACTAATTGTTTTGCGAGCATAAGCAGTACCAGAATTGGATACTTCATCAGTCAAAGTACCTGCTTCTAAGTTAGCGGCAGCGTTGCCGCTTGTGTTGTTGAAAAGTGCCAAGTAAAGGCTACTTGGTTGTGAAAATGCGGTATTCTTTAGAACGTGGTCAAGGACTTTGTTCTCAAGATAGTTGGAAGATGCTGTCAAAATATTTCTCCTTAAGGGTTTATTTTTTTCGATTTCGCGAATCGCACTAGTATTTAACTAAAACTTAGAAAAACCCTGAGAAAAGGAGAAAAAAGTTAGTAGAGTTTTTCTACCATGATACTGACTGAGTTACTAGATAATCTATAATAAGTCACTCGGTGTAAAAAGTAAACTAACGGGCTTCCACTTGAACCACTAATAGTAAATTGAAAAGCATCGCCGTTAGTTCCCATACTTTGCGTACTAATGTTAGCCCAGGTACCATTTGTCAAGTTAGTGCTGGCAATCTGTTCATGACGCACAGCCACTAAGTTAATGTGCTGAAGGACCCAACCTGCGATAGTAGCACTAGTATTAAAACCAGCGATTTGCGGTACAAATCCACTAGATATCCTATATTGAACAGCACCTACTGATACGGCAGTAGTTAATGTATTACCAGTGGTAGGGTTAATAGTTTTGATTGGAGCACTAGTATTAACAGTACTAATAACTCCGCCTGAGTTAATTGTAATGGTTGTGCCATCAATGCTAACGCCGCCTAGTGTATTTGTAGATGCTTTAGGTAAAACATAATCAGTATAATTGGCAGTGATTACTTCACCAGAAATTGTAATAGTTGTACCATCAACTCTTACGCCGCCCAAAGAATATTGTGTGGCTGCTGGCAATACGTATGTGGATGTTCCGTTGGCAGCATAAGTCACGCGGCCTTGAGCATCTACTGTTATGTTTGCCGCTGAGTAAGTTCCGGGTGTCACAGAAGTACTGTCTAAGTCAACAGTAACAGTTGATCCTGAGATACTGCTAGTTAAGCCAGTTCCGCCAGAGATTTTCAAAGAACTGTTAATAATATTTGTAATCGACCCAGTATCGCCTGTAATACCTAAAGTATTGTTACTAGTTCCAGTAATTGTAACAGTCTTAGTAGTATTGTTTCCAGATAATGATATGCCTGTACCAGCAATCAATGTAATGTTGCCGTTCAAATCACTAGTAACTTGTGTGCCGCCAGAGCCTGCGGTTATACCTATGGTACTGTCTCTTAAGTTGGCAAAGTTAGTATCTAACTCTGCGTATGTTAGGGCAAGGCCCTTGGTCTGTCTACTAGTGATTACTGGCTTAGTCATTTTTAGTCCTCTGGACTAGTATTTAACTAAAAATAGCAATCAGGGTGATTTATAGGGAGTAGGATCGTAAATTACTGACAAACTGCCGACTTGTTGCGATAGATTAAGGTAGGCTTTTTGTAGTGTTTGTATGGCTTCTAAGGATAACTGTAAGTCATCGTGTTGCTTTCTGTAAGCATTGGCTAGATTGTTATGTGCTTGTTCCATAACATTAAGACGATCCTGTAGTACAATTAACATTTCATACGGATCAAAATCTCCGAACATATCTTTTTTACTCATCAATTATTCCAATTAAACAATTCACTACGAAATACTAATGGCTCAAAGCCCAGTTGTTCACAGCACTCATTTAAGACAGTTGTAATGTAAGGCAATTGGCTTGAACTTATATCATTACGAAATGCTTCTTGCTTCTTAAAGTAATTAGTGACAAATCCGCCAAGGACACTTAGTCTTGTGTTTTCCCTGCCCGGAGCAATAGCGGCTTTACCTCGCTTGCCAAACTGCGCTTTATCTCGCTGTAAGACAATGCCCGATCCTTGGCTTGTACAAGTTAGTTCACTGTAAGCGGCCATGGTTAAGATTGCTTGGTTCATTAGATACGCCATATCTGTATCTGAGAGTGTTACGTATTCATTGTTACTATCTGTAAAGCCTTTGGGTGTGTATTTGATTTCTTTCATTTTTTTCTTCCTTTGCCTCGTGGTACTCTATTAGAGCCGTTTTGTTGCCTATAAAAACCTTGCCTTTCTAAATGTTCTTGACGTGTTACTAATTCTACATTATCTTTACTCCATGGGCCGCCGTGGTCAATGCGTGTCAAGCACATGTTGTCTGCTTGACGTCCGCGATTGTGCCAGTCGTTTTTCCATATTTCAAAAAACTCTTCAAATGTTAATGTGTGATCATCACCGCGAAACTTTGCTTGTGCTTGGTGTGCTTGGAATGGCCAATACATTGAATGCTTAAATGGATCTGGGCCAGTACACCACTGATGCGGGCGCGGTACACCTCGTGCGTTCTTACCTGTTAGTCTTTGTCCTTTGAATGGCATATTTGTCTCCTCTGTAAAGTATTTATTAAAAGACAAAAAAATCACTTACTTTTAGAAGTTTGTATGACTGTTGTAGTAGTGCCACTGCGTTGGACCAAGTAACTGCCGTTAGGACCTTGTACCATACCAATGCCTGTAACTGGATTGACTCGGACTGGAACTGCTACAACCAATGCCGAACCCATGTTGGGATTAGTACTAGGTCCAGTCACATAAGTTGTTGAACCAGCCTGGCTGTAAATGTAATTACCTTGCGGTGTAATTACAGTTTCACTGTGGCTTTGTGCGGCTACTAATGCGAATGTCAATGCTAGGATTTGTTTTTTCATCATCTACTTTCAAGTTAGTTACATTATCGGTTGGCTTAAATTTCAAATCAAATTGTTTCAGCAGGTCTTTCAATTGCCCTGTTGGTGTTACTACTTTCATTATTACCCTTTATGATTGTGGGCTCGCAAGCGACTGTGTATGTCTTGCGTAGCCATTCGATGTATTGCCAACTAGGTGTTGGCAATGTGCGTTGTCTATTGATCCAACTTCGGAGTTGTCGGTTGGATGGGCCAGTAGCCTTGCTTGTTAATTGCGTCTTCATAGTCTGTGTGTAAGTGGATTAACATAAGTCCATTATACACTTATTTGCCCTTGTTGCCAAGTTGTTTGGCTTTCTTCCTTTTGGCT